GGCTCAAACACTATCGGATATGCTACTTGTCATACTTTTAAGAGATAAAATTGAATAATTATGCAAAAATATTGTATAAAATCCTTGACATTTGTATAAATATTATATACAATATGGAAAGGAGGCAAAAAAAATGATAAGCAAAGACGATATTGAGAAACTTTTTAGGTTAAGAAGTAGTTATAACTCTATGATTAGTAGGTGTTATTCTGGCAATAAGAATTCCAGAAACTACAAAAACTATGAAGAGAGAGGTATTTCTGTTTGTGATGAATGGAAAAACAGTTTTTATAGTTTTTATTGCTGGTCAATACAAAATGGATACGAAATTGATTTAACAATAGACAGAATTGATAATAACGGTAATTATGAACCAAATAATTGCAGATGGACAACAAGAAAAGTGCAAGCAAATAATAGGAGAGACAATAAAAAAACAATTCGCTTATTATTTCAAGGAGAAAAGAGAACTTTAAAAGAAATTGCTGCTTTAACGGGACAGAAATATGTTACATTGGCAACAAGAAAACAAAGAGGTTTTGTTGGGGAAGAAATAATATACGGAAAAACAAAAAACAAATTTAAGTTGTGATTGTTTATGCAAAAAGTTAAATTTTTATACAAATTTTGTGAATTTAGTTGACTAAACGACAAATAAAAATTATAATAATTGGTGAAAGCGGGATAATTTTTTATTGTGGAGTGTGAAAAATGCAGATTTTAGAGTGTCCTTACTGCAAAAAAACAATGCTAAAGATATACACATTAGGCGACTCAAGTAAAATTGAAGTCGATTTTTCAATTAGTAATGCATTAGAGACTGCTAAATGCAGAAATTGTAATAAAGAAGTAAAATACAGCCTAAAACGAGTAAAAAAAGGAGAGAAAAATGGCAGGGATTCAGAAAATTAAGATACCAGTTAAAGCAAATGAACTTACCATTGAGAAAGTTGAGCCTTATTTACCATACATTTTAGGCGTTTTTAATGAAAATAAGGCAAAAGTAGACCATTTTTTTGATGTTTTAAAGAATCAGCACGACATTTTAAAAAAGACAAGGAGATATGAGGATGACAGCGAAAATAATAACCAAGTTGTAACTCCTTATCTTTATGAAATGGTCAGATTTAAGACAGGATATGCCTTTGGAAACCCAAAAGAGTACGCTCAAAGCGAAATGGCTCAAACCAATGGACTTAAATACATAAATAGATATTCAAAAGACTCTCTTGAGAGAGCAAAGGACAAGAATGTCGCCAACTCTGTCTATACAGCAGGGAATGGATACTATTTCATAGAACCAAAATCTGCTGATTTTGACTCAGAAAGCGAAGCTCCTTATGTTATTTATGACAAAACGCCTGACACTTGTGCAAAAGTTTATAGTTCATACAATGGTGAAGAAGAGTTATTTGATATTTTGGTGAATTCTTACGAATACAAAGATGGGAATTATCCAAAAACGAAAACAATAATTTCTATTTATTTGCCTGCCATGTATTATGAATATGAATCTAGTACAGATACAAACTCATTTCAGCAGGTTATAGAGAAAACGAAGCCAAGAGCAATATATAAAATGCTTCCTTTGGTAGAAAAATTCGCAAACGAAGAGCGAATTGGCATTGTAGAACTTGGTGAATCATTGCAAAATTCAATAGACAGGCTTCATTCAGACCAATTAGACAATGTTGACGACCTTGTTAATGAACTTTTAGTGTTTATGAACACAGTTCTTGGTAAAGACCAAGACGATGAAGCTGAGTTCTTAAAGAATGCTAAGAGAAATGGAGTTATCGTTCTTAATGATAAGAACCCAGACATCAAGGCAGATGTTAAGACAATCACACAGAAACTTGACTATAACGGAATTATTTCAATTATAGAAACACTCAAGAGAGACTTGTTTGATAGTTGTGGAGTTCCAATTCCAAGTAGCGACACCTCAAACGGAACAAAAGCAGGGGCAGTCGAGAAAGGGAACGGATACGATAATGCTTACAATAGAATACTTGATGACTACAACTCATTTGAGCAAGCCGACAGGGAAGTTCTTAAGAGAAAGTTGTTTATAGCAAAGAGTTTCGCAAACAGCAAGGTCGACGACCTCTATGCGAGTGAAATCGAAATCAAATACAACCCTAATATGTCTGACAATATGCTTACTAAGTCACAATCTTATGTGAACTTTGTAGAACATGGTGTTCCACCAGTTCTTGCAATTCAGTGGTGCAGAATCTCAAATGATGCAATCACTCCAGCAAAACAGATTGAGGAATATAAGGCAAAACTTGAGGAAGAAGCACAAAATCAAACGGCAACTGAGGAGTTGCAACAACAATTAGGTATTAACACTGGAAACGGTGGAAATATACAAAACGGTTAGAGAAAAACCTTTATAAAGAGCAAAAGATAGTGGTAAACCACTCGTTAGAGAAAAACGTTAAAAGAGCAGGAGGTAAAAAGATATGGAAAATATCGAAACAAAAACAGCAGAAGAATCTGCACAAAGTGTAGTTGATACTCAAAAATCAACGGACTCGATTGACTACAAGGCTGAGTATGAGAAGATGAAAAGGTTGAAAGACCAATACTCAAAAGAGAGCGCAGACTGGAAATCGAAATACAACTCAACACTCAGTGATGTCGAGAAAGAAAGAATTGCTAATGAAGAAAGAGAGGCTCATTATAGAGAACTCGAGAGAAATTACAATCTCGGACAACTTTCAATGGGGCTCAGTGAAAGCATTAGCGACAAAGATGTTGTTAATAGTATTGCAAATAAAATGCTTGACGGAGACAACAAGGGGGCTATCGAAGAACTTAACAAGTTTATCAAAGCTAACAATGAAAATCTTTCAAAGCAAATTAAGGAACAATTACTTAAAGACAATCCAACACCACCACCAACGAGTACAACAAACAACGGTGGGGTATCAAAAAAAGACTTCGATAAGATGTCTTACGCTGAAAGGGTAGCGTTTAAAGAAAAACACCCTGAAACTTACAAAAAATATACAGAATAAAGGAGATTAAAAAAATGGCAGCACAAGGAGACAGAACATTCCTTACGAATATGGTTGACCCTCAAGTTCTCGCAGACATGGTTTCTGGAAAAGTTGAGAAAATGATTAGAGTTACACCATTCGCAAAAATTGATAACACATTAGTTGGTAGACCTGGTTCTACAGTTACAGTTCCATTCTATGGACACATTGGAAACGCAGTTGTAGTAGCAGAAGGAGAAGAAATTCCAGTTGCTAAACTCACAACTAGCGTAAAATCTTACCAAATCCATAAAGTTGGTAAAGGTATCACTCTTACTGATGAAGCAGTATTAAGTGGATATGGCGACCCAGTTGGGGAAGGTGCAAGACAACTTGCTCAAGCAATCGCTCAAAAAATTGATACAGATGCAATCGATGCACTCTATGAAGGAGACCAACACTTCCTTGCATCAGAAAAACTTAAATATACATCAATCGTTGATGGAATCGATGTATTCCAAGAAGAAATCAATGCTCCAAAGGTTATGTTTATTAACCCAGCACAGGTTTCAACATTAAGAAAAGATTCTCAATTCATCTCAGCTGACAAATATGGTGCAGCTAACAATGTTGTAATGTATGGTGAAATCGGAATGATTGCTAATACAAGAATCGTTGTTTCAAAGAGAGTTACAAAGAACGCAGCTTTCTATTACCCAGTATCAAGCACAACAGCTAACAAACTTACAATTGTTGCTTCAAGTGCTTCAACTGGCGAGGTAAACCTTGCTGATGTTGAGGCAGCAGCTATTGGAGGATATGAACCAAAAGTTGGTGATTATGTTCTTCAAGCACCAGCTGACACATACTACATCAACCCAATCGTAAGATTTGCTACAGAAAACGATGTTGATACAGGTATCCCTGCAATCACAATCTACACTAAGAGAGATACTTATGTAGAACCTGAAAGAGAAGCAAGCAAGAAACAAACATCTTACTTTGCTGACAAACACTGTGTAGTTGCTCTTACAAATGCTGATGCAGTTGTATTGCTTTACGCTCAAGTTTAATTAAAATAAAACAAGGAGGAAATAGCTGATGAGTCAGTGTGTTGATTTTACATATTTGGTTCGCAAAAAATATGATTACTTAAGTGCAATGGAGGCTGAATGGTTAGTCAACAAGGCAAAATCAATTTGCGTGGAACAGTTGTATCCAGCAGACTTGACCATCAACTATCGAAACTTTGACTGGAGTAATCCAAGATTTGAAATGTGGGTATTAGATTGCGTTGACGAGATAATTGAGAAGAATGGAATTTCAAGTGTCGTAGCATACAAAGAAAATGGAATGAGTTGGACATTCGACAAAGCAGGAATAAGCCAGAGTTTACTCGACAGACTTCCTAGAATGGCTCACACAATAAGGAGTGAAGAATGAAGAACGGAAGCGTAGTTTACTTTTGTGCTAGAACCAGTAAACCTTCAGACGAAATCGAAACCTTTGCAAAACCAGTAAAATTTACTTTAAAGCCAATGTATCTTACAATTCAACCAGCAGGTGGGTTTATGGATAATCAGGCGTTTGGAGAATTTGTTGACATAACTCACAAAGGGATTGCTTCTCCATATAATAAATGGGACGGTGTATTCCATGAGGGAGATAGGTTCTATCTCACAAAGAAGCCAGACGGATTTGATGAAGACCAAGAACCAGAAGATGGTTGGGGTTTCGATGCAGACGCTCAAATCTATGCAGTTAAACCTCAAAACAAAGTTATCGCACTCACTATTAGAAATATAATTAAGTAGGTTGCTTATGGGTATCAAAGTTACGGGACTTAAATCATTAGACGGATTTGAGAAACGATTAAGGAAGATGCAAACAGGAGACCTTGCTAATAGAGTGGCGGTTGCCATTGCAGAAGAAGGCGTTAGAATTGCAGAAGATAGATATCGCTCAACTGGGGTTAATGATGTTTCGATTTATTATGAGAACAATGGAGACGGAAACACAAAAATAATTGCTGAAGGCGAAGGACTAAATTATATTGAATTTGGAACTGGTATTATGGGTAAGGGAACTTATCCAGACGATAGCAAACTTCCGAGTGAATTGATAGAGTTCGAAAGTCGAGGCGAAAAACAGTCAACTCAAGGGTGGGAATACAACTACTACAAAGAACAAAACAAGAGCAAGTATCCTAACCTTCCTGACTGGACAGGTTTCCAGGCAAATGCACAGATGTTCTATACATCAGAAGATATTAGAAATTCGATACCTCAAATTGTGAGAGTAGAGTTAAAAGGAGATAAGAAGTAATGAATGATTTTCTTGATTACATTAAGACTTATTTAGAGACTGCTTTTGAAAATGATACAGATATTACAAAAGAAGTTACTGTTACTAAGGCTTATAAATCAAACAACCAAATCTCAACTACTGACACTCCTCAAATTCAAATACAAATTCTTAATAACAGCGAAGTTGAAAGATATTCATCTTTCGAGGGCGAAAACGTATCGCAAATACCATTACAAATCACAAGTTACACTACCCAAATGAAAATTGCAGGAACAATGGTTTCGGCTCAGGAAGCCTCAATTATCTTTGGTGATAAAATAAAGGCAATACTTAATCATTTAAGAGAAAGTGTTGTAAATGATAAAATTGGCAGATGTAGAATTATGTCAATGTCGCCTGCACTTCCACTTTTGGAAGGTAGCAAGGTTTACACAACAGCAGTCCGTTGTGAATTTTGGATTGCATACCCTTATGTGGCTGGGTAATAACCACAAAAATTAAAGGAGGAAAACTATGGCTATTGCTATTACTTCTATTGGTGTAAAAGTATCTTACGCTTTTGAGTCGGTTGCAGGAACAAGACCAACCACAGGATATACACTTATCCCTCAGGTTAAAGAAATTCCTGAAATGAACCCACAGCCAGAAGCTCTTGATACAACATCATTTGATAATTTAGAATATACAACATCTGTTCCTGGTCTTAAGGACATTGGTGGGGATTTAGCTTTCACTGCAAACTTTACACAAGCACTTTATGACCTTTGGGAAGATAGCTCAACAGGATTGATGGATTTATGGAAGACAGCAAAGGCTGCTGGAAAAGCAATGTGGCTTTGCATAGACATTCCTGGACTTGACGAAAGTTGCTACATTTCAGTAGTTCCATCAAACATTGGGCTTCCAGCAACTAGCGTAAACAGCGTAATGGAAGTTACTTTGCACTTCACTCCTGTTGGAGAACCAGTTTGGGCTTCAGACCCAACTTATGCTTCTTAAGAAGTTCAAAATTAGATAATATCGCCGCAGAGCGAATAAGGAGAGATTTATGGAAAAATCAATTATAATCAACTCAAAAGAGTATAAAATACCAGAACTTAAATTTTCTACAATAGTGGCAATGGAGAGGGCTGGTGTTAATTTTACGAACGAAAGTTCGCCATTCAATTTTAGTTTTCAAATCTTTAAATTTTTTAGTAAGTTGGATGAAAAAACTGCAAGTAAGGAATTAGATGAACACTTTGAAAATGGTGGTTCATTTGATGCTCTTTCTGAACTTACAAACGATGTAAACAATTTTTTTATAACAACCCAAAAACACAAGAAGTAACGGAAACTACAGGAGAAAAACAAAAAACAATTAAAGACTATGGGAGTATGGAAGATTTCATAGAAAACGAATACCTGCTCCCTTGTCTTGAAATTGGTATTCCTGAGAGTGTTTTTTGGGATAAAACGCCTAAAGGGTTGACTGTCTACTTTACGGCATATAGGAACTCGCAAGAGCGAGAAATTAAAAGATGGTCTCAGAAAATGTGGGAAATGGGATTATATGTCAAAGCAGCAATTGCTACAACAGTATTTCCTGCTGGTCTTTATGATGGTAAACATAAGTTACAAGATTATCCAGAGTGCCCACACATTAAAGTTGAAAATACTCCAAGTGAACAAGACGAGCAATGGGTTAAAAATGAAAGGCTTCGTTGCTATGCGTTCTTCAAGTCACTCGGTAAACATAAATAATAAAAGGAGTGGATTATGGCTGACGGAACAGAAACCCAAATTGATAGATTAGGTATAGACATTAGCGTTAAAGAAAATGATGCCGCTGCAAAGATTTCATCTGTTGCAAAGGCTATAAACCAACTTAGAAAATCTTTAGCATCGCTTACAGATGTTAGTAAGCAGATGAATAAATTAACACAACTGTTTAGTTCTATAAAAGTACCAACAGTTCCTGTTCAAAAACCAAAAGGAAACTTAGGACTAACAACAATAAATGTTGAAGAAGTAACATCTTCTTGGAATAAGATTGGAGAAGAAGTAACCAATAATGGAAACTCAATTACAACTACTTATGAAAAGATTGAGAATGGTTCAAGGAAGGTTGTAAAGGTCACAGATGGTATGGCTACATCCTTCAAAGATTTTAAGGTTGCTCAAGGAAAGGTTGAGGACAACACAAATAAATTAACTAAATCATTTAAGAAGTTTACTAAATCAATAGGAAGGGTTGCTTTCTATCGAATGATAAGAACTGCGTTAAAAGAAATTGTTCAAGCCGCTAGAGAAGGCTTAGCAAACATTAGGACAGAAGATTCTGAACTTAATGACTCTATGAACAAACTTTCTCAAAGTGCAACGACATTGAAAAATGCTTTTGCTCAATTGCTTTCACCAATAATAAAAACGATAGAGCCAATAATTACCAAAATAGCAGATTCAATTGCAGTGGTTGTAAATAGAATTGAGGAAGCGAAGGCGGCTTTGTCTGGACAAGATACATACACGAAGATATTAACATCTGACACAGAAGAATATCAAGAAGCAATCAAAAAGGCTGGAGAAGAAAGCAAGAAACAACAAGGCAATCTGTTATCATTCGATACATTTACAACTCAGAATGCAAGGAAGAGTCAGTCAACTTACACTGGTGTAAAAACTGAAGAAGTTTCAATGACGCAAACTGAAGCGGCTGGTATTCTTGCTAAAGTCAATGCAATAAAAGATTCTGTTATTGCTATTGCTGGAGTTGTTGCTGGAATAAAATTAGTATCAGTTATAGCAAAATTAAAACAAGTAGCAGATGTGCTTGGTGGTGCTAAAGGGATATTCTCAATAGCATCTGGAATAGCAGGAGTAGTTGGTGGTATTGTTATGACTGTTAAAGGTATACTTAACATACTTAACTGGAATGAAGAAACAACTGGAATGCAAAAGTTCTTAGATGTATTAACTGTTGTTCTTGGAGTTGTTTCTGCAATTGCTGGCGTAATTGCACTTACAAAAGCAAAGACCTTGACAGGAATGATTGCTGGAGGAGTTGCAATCGCTGGTGTAATTGGAGCAATCATTGCTTCATCAGCCGCTAATGCTCAAAAAGCAAAGGCTTACGCATTTGGAGGAGAGTACGATAGAGGCGACTTCTTTATGGCAAATGAAAACGGTAAAACCGAATTAGTAGCAAGTAGCAACACTGGCGGAGGTTCGGTTATGAATATAGAACAATGGGAGAAAATAACATACAGTTCATTCTACAGAGCATTGTCAGATTACGATGCAGCACAGAATGGGCAGGGGGGAGGATTGGACATCAATTCTCTCGGGAGAACAATTGCTGGGAACTCTGGCTTTGTCAATGAAATGAATAGAAGAAATTCAAGTTTAAATTTAATTTAAGGAGGACAAATGGCAACTAGAATCGATTATGTAAATAGTATAAAAGATGTCGATATGGACACTATTTATCTAACTGGTGCTGGTTATGTTAATTATCCTTTTAAGGGAGTGAGCAGAGACAGTGCTTTAGGATGGGATGAGCCTGTATGGGGTTCAGAACTAAACAGAGGATTAAACCTTGTAATGGACAACATTGACACAGTTGACTATGGAATGGTAGCAAGATGTGAAATTTCATTCAAGTATATGAATGTTCAAGATTACAAGGTTCTCTGCAAAATATCTAAACAAAGAGTTTGCATAGCAAACTTTTTTAACAGGGAGACAGGCGAAAGAGTCACCCAAGAAATGGCTTTCACTGGAAATGAAATAAGTAAATTATACAAGTTCGGAGAACAATATTTAGGAGTGCTTGATATATCAATTAAACTCGTTGCAACAAATCGTGACAGGGTTAATGAAATATCTGCATCACACACTGTAACCTATAACGCAAACGGAGGTTCAGGGACTATTAATTCAACAACAGTGAAATGGGCAGGACAAACAAGTCTTGCAAATTCTGGGTTTACTAGGTCTAATGCAGTATTACACAGTTGGAATACACAATCAGGTGGTACTGGAGAAGAATATTCGCTTGGACAAAAAGTAACAGTTTTTGGAGATTTAACATTATATGCTCAATGGGTGATTGACACAGAACTAATTAGTGGAACTAATTTTAGAGCACTTTTGTTAGATTCTGAACTTTTGGGAGGATACAACAACACAACAAAGGAGATAATATTTGATAATTATACAGGATTAAACGAATATATTGTAGATGGAGTAAACTTAATAGAAGGATTATCACCTACTACAACAGTTGATTCTCTTGGGGTTGCAAACCTTTATAAATATAATAATGGTGAAAAAGTGTTAGTATTAGTTCCAAAATATACAAATATATTTGCAAATGCTGATTCTTCTAGGATGTTTAAAGACTTTGAAGTATTAGAAAAAGTAAAATTCAACAACTTTAACACATCTCAAGTGACTAATATGTCTGCTATGTTTTATAATGATAGTAGATTAAACGAATTGAATTTAGATAAATTTAATACAAGCAATGTTGAAGATATGAGCAATATGTTTAGTTATTGTCAATCACAAAGTTTGAGATTGGATTTATCTTCATTTAATACAGAAAATGTTACAACGATGAACTCTATGTTTTATTCTTGCAAAACAGCAAATATTGATATAAGTAGTTTTAATTTCTACAATGTACAAAATTTAGAGTTAATGTTCTATCTTTGCTCAAACATCAAATCATTAAAATTTACAACAAATGATTTTTCTAATGCGACAACTGTTCGACAAATGTTTTTATCTTGTACTTCATTGAAAACAATTTATACAAATAGCGACTGGATATTTTCACAAAATGTAAATTCTTCAACAATGTTTAAAAACTGCAATTCGCTTGTTGGACAAAATGGTACAACATATTCATCTTCAAATGAAGATAAAACTTATGCTAGAATTGACACACCAAGTACACCTGGTTACTTTACAGCAATAGTTTGAAAACATATACTATAAAAGGAGATAAAAATGGCAACTAAAGTTGATTATGCAAATGGAATTGACATAGCAGACATAGGCACGGTCTATTTGACTGGTGCTGGCTATGTCAACTACCCATTTCACGGCATAAGTCGAGATAGTGCTCTTGGTTGGGAAGAACCAGTTTGGGGTGCTGAACTTAATAGAAGCGTTGACTTAGTTATGGATAACATTGATGATGTCGATTATGGTTTGGTTGCTAGATGCGAAATCTCTTATAAATATATGAATGTGCAAGACTACATTGCACTTTGCAAGATAGCAAAACAGAGAGTTTGTACAGCAAATTTCGTAAATAGAGAAACTGGTGAAAGAGTTACTCAAGAGATGGCGTTTACTGGAAATGAGGTTGGAAAACTAATAAAATTCGGTAAAGACTATTTAGGAAGTGCCGATGTCTCAATAAAACTTGTTGCCACTAATAGAGATAGACAAAATATTATAGATGCCACACATACAATTACTTATAATGCAAATGGAGGCTCTGGCTCAGTAGCACAACAAAGTTCAAAATGGGCTGGGCAATTAAAACTTGCAGATTCAGGATTTACAAAAACAGCAGCAGGTTTATCAGGGTGGAATACAAGTGCAGATGGCTCAGGCAATGATTATGTTTTAGGGCAATCAGTAACAATATTTAATGATATGACTCTTTATGCTTGTTGGGAGAAAAATGTATTATTAAAGCAAGGAAGTTCGTTGAACCTTACATTTCGTTCTGTTTCAAATTCTGCCACAAACAAGATAATATTCGATAATTTCACTGGTAATAATGAATATGTTGTAGATGGTGTAAACAAAATTGCTGGATTAACAAGCATAGGATATGCAGACGATGAAAACATATCAAAAATATTTAGAAGCACAGACAATAAAACGATATATATTTTAGTTCCTATTGGATGGAATATTTATGCAAATCCAAATTGTGAAAATATGTTTTATTTCTGTACAGGGTTGACTACAGTAGAATTTAACAACTTTAACACATCTTTAGTTACAACAATGTATCAACTATTTAGGTCTTGCTTCGAGTTACAATCTGTTGATTTATCTGGGTTTGATATGAGCAAAGTGTCAACAGTGTGGTCTATGTTTACAGATTGTGAAAAATTAACAAATGTTACTTTCTCTTCAAATATGAAATCTGATGCTATTACAAATATGGGTCAAATGTTTGCTGGGTGTACAATTCTTACATCAATTGATTTAAGTGGTTTTGATACAGGAAATGTTAGAGATATGTCAAATATGTTTAATGGATGTTATGAATTAACAACAATATATGTTTCAAGTGCTTTATGGGAAACAAACCTTGTTAATAGTTCAAACAATATGTTTGGAAGTTGCGTAAACCTCGTTGGAGGCAATGGCACAACATTTGACGGAGTAACCATAGACAAAACATACGCAAGAATCGATGCACCAGGAACGCCTGGCTATTTGACTGAAGCGAGTTAGGAGGAGATATGGCAGAGGTAAAAGTTAGTTTAACAAAGAAGAACAACACAACTTATGATATTACGACATCGAACGGACTAAAGGAAGTTGAAACAACAACACAATCGACACCAAATGCAAACACAATATCTTATGGGTTGTTTGAAAATTCTGGACAAGTTAAAGCAGTTGATTCAAACAAAGAAATATATCAAATGATTCTGAATGATGACATTGAATCTTCTGACATACCAGCATCAATTTTGGTAAACGGAAATCAAATTCAAGAGTTTTTAACAGATAATAG